GATTTCCGTGATCTCCCAATCCTTCGAGGTGTAGGCGCCGGCCGCTTTGGGCCGCTCGACCTCCAGGGCGGAGCTGCGGCTTACCTGGTCGATCATCTGCGCGTCCAACATGGCGGCTGCGGCCCGTTCCTTGTCCCCGCTTTCCTCGGCTTCGATTGCCTCAGCCAGTTTGCGATCCGCCTCCTCCTGTGCCTGCCTGCGCATACGCTCCTCAATCTCTTTCCGCTTGCGTTCCTGCTCCATCGAGTACCGACCCATCGTGTCTTTCAGGATTTTCTCGGCGTTTCTCAACGGGGTAAGCATCGCCTTTTCCCTATCGCATACCTCCTTGTGGGCTTTATTTGCCGCCTCCTTCCTGGGCTTAAAAAACGCCGTGACCTCGGCAGCCTTCCTCTTCAGAGAACTACCGAACTCGGCGGCGGCTTTATAGTCATTATCCGTCTCAATGATGATGGACTCAGCGTGAAACTCGATGGCCGTAACCGACATCGAAAGCTCTTTTTCCCCGTTGCTCTGTGTGGCCGGCAAAACCGCTACAACCGTCTCTTTTACCTGCCCTACTGCCTGCTGCATACTGCTACCTCCTGTATTTCTTGATATAGCCCCACACCGCATGAAGGGCTCCAAATGTTTCCCAGGCCTCGGTATCCCCGGCGCGGTATTCCTCCGCCTTATACGTCCCATCCCGCTTGAGCTGAACCGCCATCTTGTTCTGGAACCGGAAGCCATGACTCTCATACGCTTTGGAATACGCTTCAAGCTGAACCCGCACCAGCATTTCAGCGAGGGTGGCTGAAGTTTTGAAATCCACGCAGGTCACGAGGTTGTCGATCACACACGGCATATCCGCCGTTCCTGCGTATCGCATATACTTGTGGTAAACCCTACTCTCTGTTGCGATGGGAACGGGTTTCCGGTCTTCCCACCACCGGCGGAACGCCTGGAAGTATCCGCTGTACTCCGGGGGTATGTCCTCGATCTCAAACTTAACGAAATTCTCAATGGCGTTATGAACGGCCGTCCCCCGGCCTGCCGCCGTATTCAGTACGCCTTCGTCGATGCCCTTGTAAAACTCTGCCGACAGTGGCCGCATGACCGTTGTAACACTCGGAACATACATGCCGTTGACCTTATAGATGTGCCTCGACTCATCGAACGAAAGCTCAGGGAATGTGGGTATCGTCAGCATGGGTCTTCCGCCTCCGCAACTCCCCTGGTCGCCCCGCATTTCTCCAACAGAAGCGTCAGGGCTGTATCGCTGGCACAATCTTCGAGATGGTAGTAGTCGCCATCCAGCTCCAGGTACTCATCCTCGGCGACTATGTACTCGATGACGCCCCGGCTGTATTCGGTACTGCCAACACCCTGCGCCCACAGCTTTTTGGCGCCGCTCTCCCCGCAGTTGTAAACCATCAAAATCTCATGGGTGTCGCTGTACTTCGATGTGATCTGTTCGAGCAGGTACGTCCCGCCGATGATGTTTTGTTCTGCGTCAAGAAAATCTGTGATGCCGAGAGTCTCTTCCAGCTCCGGATGGTTGATCTTGTGGATTTGCATAAGGCCGTAACACTGTTCGCTGTTCACTACATGCGGCCGGTATGAGCTTTCTTTGAACATGACGGCCAGTACCAGCTCATAGCTGAGGCCAAGTTCTTCGCACCTGTCAAACGTGAACCGCTGGAGCTCTTCGCTGAGGGCGATGTCATAAATCACGAACCCGTCCCCCGGCTCCGGGCTCTGTTCTGTTACCAAAACCGGCATTACCGTTGTTGGCGCCGGCGTTTCCGTTGGTGTCGTCTCGATTGTCGTTATTTCTGCCGGTGCATATGATGCCGCAGGCTCAGATGGCTCTTCACGCCCTACCAGCGTGAGGCTCAGTGCGCATATGCCCGCTGCCACGGTCACAGTGACCGGTATCAGCCTGCCCCATCTCACCCTTCGTCTCATCGCTTCTCCTTCCCGTCTTTGAAACAAATAGTCCTATGTCCAGCCTCTTTGTTTTGCGGAGAGCTGCATCGAGCTCCGCGTCAGACGTAATTCCATAGTCCTTTCTGAGCATCTCGCGCAGTTCATCCGCTATTTTCATTTCCCTTCACCCCCAAGCATCTCTGGCTCAGAAGGCGAAGCTCTCCGACCGTCTTTGACACGTCATCGAGGAAGGAAACGAGCTCGGTCAGGATCGGCTTTTCGTCCTCGCTGATAACCCCATCAGATGCGATGTCAATGAGCTTGTCGCGCACGTCTGCCACGTTCACCGGAGAGAGAGCTTTCATAATCTTCACCGTTACCAGTTCAATGCTGCTGATCTCGGTGGCGATTGGGGCTCCCTTTCCAAGCGGACATTCATACGCGCAGTAGTGTCCTTTGAGCTGCGGCGCGTTGTAGAGGTCCGCCATCATCACGATCACATCGGGCGGGATGACCTTTGTGACTCCAAGCTCGTAATTCGCAAGGGACGATACCGATATGCCGAGCAGCTCAGAAGCCCCTTCGCGGCTATTGAGCCTTTCGTTGTATCTTGCTGCTTCTTTTCGGCAACGAAGATAGATGTTTTCCCCGCCATTCATACAGCCACGTTCCATTTCGTTCTCCTCGCTTTCAGGTTACAATTAAGTCAAGATTTCAGAGCTTTCGGCCTCAATCTTACGATACGGTAACTTATTGTCAAAAAAAATAAGATTGAACTGTTCAAAGCTCAGATGCAGGCGCAGCGTTGCCGCCAAAATTTCCTCCGGGAAGAAGGAAACCTCGCCCCGCTCTTTCTTTGCGTAGGAGTCAAGAGATTTTTCGATGGTTGCAGCCATCTCTCGCTGAGAGAGCCCTTCACGCAGACGGGCGAACTTGAGCTCCAGATTATTCACGTTTTCACCCCCTTGTAGATTTCATTATCTACATTCTAACTTACGATTGCGTAAGTGTCAAGATGAAAATTATAAAATGCGTAATTTTTCTTTACAGCAGCGTAATTCATCTATATAATGGTAAGAACGGAGGCGATGAAATGAAAGAACTACCTTTCAGCAAAATCCTCAAGAACCTTATGGACTCGCGGGGTATCAACCAAAAATGGCTTGCTGACGAAGCGCACACCACCGAGGCGACCATCTCCAGGTACGTCAACGGCGTCCATCAGCCTAACATCAACTTAGTTGTTGACATCGCAAAGGCCCTGGATGTCTCGGTCGATTATCTTCTCGGCTTGACAGCCATGCCTTACGCCGGCGAAGATAAGACCGCCGAGCTGAGGCTGCTCGTCCGCTGCTACAATAAGGCCAGCGACCGCGATAAAAAACTACTCTGGGGTATCCTTGAGGATTATATGTCCCCCGATGAAAGGGGCTTCATAGCGCACTTGTCATCAAGCGAGAGCAAGAGCGTGAGCGAGAGCGCAGGATGACGTTATGCGGTAAGATCATTCGCCTCGACGATTTCCGAAAGAAGCGATAGGTTTTGATCTAAACACGCACAAAACGCCCTGCCATTTGGCGGGGCGTTCTCGCATATATGTGTTATTATTCTATGTTTATATATTGGTAATGGTACTGGTAATGGTGATGGTACTGGTTACAGCGGATTTTCCACCGGACGGTCCGTAGGACTGTCCGTAGGATTGTCCGCGGATTGTCCCATGGACGGTGAACTAAAATGTGTGCAAAGGCCAAAAACAACAACTCCATAAGCGGCAAGCTCAAGCATCAGCGGGTAGCAATCTACATCCGTGTTTCAACGCACTGGCAGATTGATAAGGACAGCCTGCCGGTGCAGCGCGACGAGCTCATAAACTACTGCAAATATGCCCTCGGCATCTCATCCTATGAGGTCTTCGAGGATGCAGGCTACTCAGCAAAAAACACTGACCGGCCGGCATATCAGACGATGATGGCCCGAATACGCACCGGCGAATTTACGCACCTGGTCGTATGGAAGCTGGACCGTATCAGCAGGAACCTTCTCGACTTCGCGGCCATGTATGATGAGCTCAAGCGGCTCGGCGTCACCTTTGTCAGCAAAAACGAGCAATTCGACACCAGCTCCGCGATGGGCGAAGCCATGCTCAAAATCATCCTGGTCTTTGCCGAGCTGGAGCGTAAGGTCACGTCTGAGCGCGTCACCTCGATCATGTACTCCAGAGCGGCCAACGGCCAATGGAATGGCGGCAAAGTCCCGTTCGGCTACGACTACGACAAGGCTGCCAAAGAGTTCTCCATCAACGAGCGCGAGGCAGCCGTGGTCCGGATGATCTACGACAAGTATGAGGAAACCCGTTCCCTGCTGGCCGTGGCAAGGGAGCTGAATGATAAAGGCATCACCTCTCGCAAGGGGAAACCCTGGACCCCCACAACAATAGGCATCATCCTCAAAAATCCGTTCTACATCGGAACCTATCGCTACAACTACCGGAATGAGAACGGCAGCGCGCGAAACTGGACCATCAAAGACGAAAGCGAGTGGATACTGACCGAGGACCACCATCCTGCAATCATAGACGCTGCGCGGTGGGAGAACATTGGGCTTGCTCTTTATGAGAACAGGCGCGGCGTAAAGGCTCGGAACACCTATCATCGTTCCAACACGCATATTTTCGCCGGTCTTCTAAAGTGCGGAAACTGCGGCTCCGGTATGCCGGCGACGGTTGATCGGAAACGGGCAAGCGGCTGGCGACCGTCTATTTATGCCTGCTCCAGAAGGCGCCGGTTCAGCGATTGCCAGAATAAATACGTCTCTGATGTGACGCTCGGCCCCTTCGTCCTGAATTATATCGCAAACATGATGAAGGCGCAACGGAGCTTCGGGAAAACCACATCCATCGAAACACTGGAGAAAAAGCTGCTGCGCGGCCCGCTGTTTGCAGATGTGGAGCACATCGAAGGCATCGGGCTCCAGGAGCTTTACGATATGCTGCGGCGCGGCGCCGTACCCACCGTGGAGTATATGTCCCAATCCGTTCAGGAAGTGGTCGATGCCCCGGAAGCCCAGGAGCGCGATCTGCTCGCGTCCGAGCGCCGGCGGAACGAAAGAGCCCTGGCGCGGCTCAAGAGCCTGTACCTGTATGACGATGAAGCCATCTCCGAAAAAGACTACATTCTGGAGCAAAAGCGGTTAAACGAGGCCATTCAGAAAATCGACACCCGCCTGGAAGAGATCGAGAAAAACAGTTCCAAACACTTCGGCATATCTGACGATGAGTTTATCACGAAGGCGTCTTACTTCATTATGACGCAAAAACTCACCGACCGGCGCGAGGTGAATTTCGAGGCTCTCATCGGGAAAATAGACCCTAAAATCATTAAGGATTTCGTCAATTCCATCTGCCAAAACTTTTGTATTTCTGACGGCCGAATTGAGTCTATCCGCTTCAAAAATGGCATGGAACACCGATTTTTGTATCGGGACGCTGAATAGGCAAAAGCCCAGGAACCCCTTTGTTCCTGGGCTTTTTCGCACTCTCTCTTACGTGCTGGCATCCTTTATACTATAAGCATCGCATCGCCAAAACTGTAGAAACGATAGGA